TCGTTCTCGGCGTCCCAGTAGACCTTGGTTCCGGCGCTCAAAGCCGAGCTGGTGTCAGACGCCTTGGGAAAGGCAAACACGCCGTCGACGCGCAGGGCGTCCTTCACGCCGGAGTCGATGTCGCTCGTGGCCACACCGACCAGGTCCTCTTGGACCACCACATCGCCGGCCGAGACGTCGCTGTCCGGCGTGTAGTCGATGTAGCTGCCCTCATGTTTGAAAACTGCGGTTGCCATCGAATCTCACTCCTCTTGGATTGCGAGTGGGTTGGTTGGTTATGCGGCACACTGCCGGGTTGATTACTCCGCAGCGGCTCCGAGGCTCATCACGCCGGCCCGCTTCTCGACCTGCGCCACGCCGAAGTCCCAGTAGGCCCGATACTGCATACCGAGCTGGTGGAAGTCGGCATCGTCGCTCTCGATGGTGGGGGTCCGCTGGCCGCGGAGATAGGCGATTTCCCAGCAGGCGATATCCGCCGGGTTGGCCAGCAGGTACCAGGCCGTCGAGCTGTAGCCGGTGAGGTTGGAGTTGCTCAGATAGGGCGAACACTCCACCCGCCATTTGCCGGCGTGCGGGTTGTTGGCCGGCTTGGGCTTGTTGGCCGTGGTCAGCTCGTTCACCCGGGTCTCGCTGTAGAGTTGCTGGCCGGTGACCTTCAGGGCGGTCGGCACCAGGAGAATCGCCGGGCTGATCACCACCGGATCGCCGGCCTCGTCGGTCTGATCCATGAAGGTCTGCTCGGCCGTGGTCAGCGAGGTGATTTGCAGAACGGTGTCTGCACCGCTGATGTAGTTGCTGTTGGCCGCCGCGAAGAAGTCACCGGTGTTCGCCAATACCAGCGTGAACACGGCCTTCTGTAATGCCAGCGCGGCCTTGCGTCCGAGCAGCCGCGGGATCTGGGCGAAGGCCCCCAGGTCGTCGTTGATGATCTGCTGACGGTTCAGCCCGATCATCTGGCCGTAGGTGGCGATCTTGTTGGTGTAGCTCGTCTCGTCGAACTCACCGTGCTTGATCTCACCGTCGGCACCGACTTCGAGAAACTCGCCCTTCTGCACGAGGCGATAGCGGGTGTGCGTGTGAAAGTTGCTCACATCGGTTTCGCTACAGATCCGCTGTGCCACCTGGTCGACGGCGAGGAAGCTGGCCATCAAGCTCTTGTAGGCGACGGCGCCGAGGATGCCTGACAGGCTGACCGTCGAGAACCCGCTTGCCCGGAGTTGCCGATCGGCCTCGAAAGCGGTGCGGATCACGTCGTTGTCGACCACGCCGATGCGGACCGACTTGCCGGCCGCGTGGATCGTGTGGTAGAGCAGGCTGTGGATGCCTGCACCACGGAGCTTGCGATCTGTGGCGGCGTCGATCACCTTCTCGGGATACCACTTTTCCAGCCGCTTCTCGGACACGCCGGCCGATTGGCACATCGCGCACTCCAGCGCGGCGCCCTCGTCGGGCTGGTAACCGGCGGTCATCGAGGGCGAATCCTCGCGGCCCTTCCGCAAGATCTCCACCTCGACGTGTACCGGCTCCGTTCCCTCTTCGATGGCCTTGGCCTCGATCTCCGGGTGCTTGCCCGCGCAGATCTTGCGGATCTCGGCGACCCGCTTGGATTCCGCGGCAAGCTCGCTGCGGAAGTTGGCGACGATCGCGCCGGTATCGACCGAAGCCGAATCGTCCTTGGCCTCGTCAGCCGGCTTTGCAGCCGCCTTGATCTTTTTCTTCCCGTCACCGTCGCCGTCTTCGTTGTGCGGCGGGGAGTCCTCGTCTTTCGGCTTGGCCTGCTCTGCGTCGTACATCGCTTGCAGGCTCTTGCACTGCTCGTCGCTGAGCTTGTCGGGCTCGTCGAAACCCTTGGCTGCGAGCCATGCTTCAAAGGTCATTGCGATTACCTCCAATTGGCTGGCCGTGGCGGCGACCCGCGCTGAAGAGCCGCGGTCCGCGCCCAGCGGTACAAAACTAATTTCCTCCAGAGACGTTTTCCGGGCGATCAACAGCGGCCCGGTGTACTTGCGACCGTTGACGTCGGCCGTCTCGCCGTCGTCGAGGTAGACCATCTTTTCGATGTCGGCCCCGATACTCATCTGCCAGGGAAAGCCGTTTTTGCCGGCCTTGATGACCCGCTTGGCGTGGCGTGAAGGGCTGGAAAAGACACCGGCTACCTTGATGTGTTTGCCCACCTCGATCGACTCGCTGTGGCCGAGGATGCGGTCCCGGCGGTGGTTCAGCAGGATGGGATGTGCGCCGGCGCGAACCTTCACACCGTCCAGGTCGACGATCACCGGTCGATAAAACTCGGCAAGCCGCATAGGCACGCCCGTATAGGCCGTGCCGCGGAACGTGGTCAATTCCTTGTCGCCGTCCTTGGCGGCTTCGATCTCGCAGGCCGTGGCCGTTTCCAGGTCGGCCTGCATCCGCAGATGTGAGGGGACCGAGGCAGCCTCAAGCCTCTTGCTTTTGGGCATTGCTCTCCTCCTCTTCTGCCTCTGTGTCCGGCCCGGCCGATTCGCCGAAGACCTGTTGCCGTTCCAGTTCCCGCAGCTCGTCGACGGAGATCCCCAACTCGCGAGCAAACTGTTCCTCTTCGACCTCCCAGTCGGCGCCTTGCTTGGAGTGGTAGGCCGCCTTGGTCAGCAGGCCGGCCTTGCGGAGTCGAATCGCCGCCTCCGCTTCCTTGAGCGGGTCGACGTGTTCGTGGCCGTCCCAGGCCCAGGTGTAGGGGTAGAGGCTCAGATTGATCGACCTGGGGGAAATACCCGATGAGGCTGCCAGGTATTCGCGGAGCCATTCCAGCAGGATCGGCCGCAGCACGACGCGGGTGCGCTCGTGGCGGGCGACCTGGATGGCCTTGAAGTAGACCTGGTGATCGAGCCGGCCGGAGGCGTAGTTGTATTGCGACGAATCGCCGGCAATGACGTTGAACGGCATCGAGAGGCAGCGGCCGATCTCCTTCAGGAGCGTGGCGACGAACATGTCGAACGTGGTCGGCGGCTGCTCTGCTCGCACCTGTCCGAGCTGGTAGCCCTCGGGAAGCATGGTCGCCATTCGCTTTTCAAGCTCAATGGTGTCCATCGCCTCCCAGCCGGAATCATCTTCGTTGCTGGCCGGATTGTTTGATTGGATCGTCAGGGCGACGTCGGCGACCGCTTCGGCGGCGGCAACAACGGCCCGCATGTAGCGGCGCAACTCGGCAAACAGGGGCAGGGCCGGCAGGATCTCCGGCAGGCCGCGGTGTTGCCCCGGGCGGTCGGCGCGGAAGTAGTGGATCACCCGTTCCGCCGGCCAGTCCTTGTAGCTGCCGGCCGGATTGATCTGCGTATCGCCCGGGTGCTCGCTGAGAATCCGGTAGCTGGTCGGATTGCCGTCGGCGTCATAGCGGATGCCGTCGACGTGGCCGGCCAGATTGAAGACCGCATCGGGGTCAGTTACGCGGTCGGCCTCGATCAGTTGCAGGTCGAGTTGCACCGGACCAGTTAGACGCCGATTTGTTTTGAGCACGGCGAAGCTCTCGCCGTCCTGCGCCTCGGCCACCCGCATCGTGCGGAGCTTCGCCGCCAATCCAATCTCTTCGGCCCATTCGCTGAAGGCGGCTTCGATGGGGGCGCTGTCGGCGGTCAGCATCCGCAGCCGCGGACCGCGACCGATCGTGTCCTCTGCCAGCGTTTGCAGGATGCCGCGGGCATAGCTGTTGTTGGCCACCTCATAGCGGGCCCGGCTCCGCAACGTCCTGCGGATCGTGGCGGTCGCCGCGCCGTCGGCGGAGAGGTAGTCGGCGTTGACCCAGTGATTGGTGTTGTCGGTGATCGTCTGCGCCGCGTCGAAGCGGGCCATGATCGAGACCTGCCGGCGGCTGAGCCGCTCGGCCTGCTTGTTGGCCAGCTTGAGTCGCTCCCGGGCCTTGCGCTTGGCCTTCTTGCCCATCAGACGGTCCCCGGCGGTTTGATCGGGATGAACCGCAGGCCCGACTTGCCGGCCTTGGCGACCCGCTTGGCGGAGAGATAGCGATCGGCGTCGATCACATCGCGGAGCGGATGTTGGGTGAAAGAGCCCTCGTCGTTTCGCGCCTCTTGGGCGCCGCCCGCGTTGGCCTCGATCGTGTCGTCCAACTCGTCTGTCACGTCGCGCTCCAGTACAAAAAAAGGGGGCCGCGTCTGTCACGACGCGACCCCCTGAACTGGTCCGCGAGTGTTCAGCCTCTCCCGGGGGATCAACCCGGTGTGGCCAGAACGGCCGCGCGAGCAGCGCGGCCCCTCAATGATTGTTGTACGCGCGACCCCCGGAAACTGGCAAGTGTTGAGCCCGCGCGCAGAGAAAGTCGTTCCATATCTGGAACGGCACCACTAGCTAGTGGGGAAGGCTCGGAGGCGTTCGCGGCTGAAACCGTGCTTGCGGCGGTCGCCGTACATCCGCTGCATGGCGTCCTGACGCGCGGCTGATTCCGCGGGGAGAGTGCCGTCGAGACGAGGTGAGACGCGGCCCAACCAGTTTGTCCCGTGCGGGCCCAGGTGCAGCACCTCGAAGGGCAGCCAGCGCTTGTGTTCCGCTGCCCACTTGGCTTGGAAGTCGCTGTCACAGCCACCGGCGTGCCGCCAGTCCGTGCCGTACCAGGGCCGCGTCGCGAGCACCGGATCGGAGGCGTGGAAGAGCTGGAAGAAGCCGGCGTGCTCTTGTTCCTTGAGAAGCTTGTAGCGCGACCAGTCCGAATCCTCCGGGTTCCACGCGGTGACGTCATCGCACTGCCGGCGACGCGGACAGTAGAGATTGCTTGGTAGGCAGTCCGAGACGTCGAACGATTCGGGCAAGAGAATGTCGGCGTCCATCACGACCAGCCAGCCGTCTCGGCCGATCCGGTCGAAGCCCTCCTCGATGGCCAGCCCCTTGTTGAACGCCGCGCCGTCGCGGTAGAAGGCGTTGGTCACGTAGCAGTTGACCGGCAGGCCCTCCTTCTTGGACTGCAAGACAAGCATCTGCGTTGCCAGGTCCGTCGGCGAGGTGACGACCAACGCCTGCTCGAAGTGTCGGGCGTTCCGCGGCAGGAGCACCTTGAGCAGATCGTCGTACTCGACGCAGACCGTTATCGCCTTCATTACCGGCCTCTCAGGTAGCGGAGCGGATTCCAGTCGTTGCCCGGGTGCTTGAGCGCCAGAACCTTCGGGTCGAAGACGACGCACTCGCCCGCGCTAACCCGGGGGCTGCCGAGCCGCCGCAGCTCTTCGAGGTTGCTGCCGGTAACGTCGTCTGTGTTCTCGTTGTCGCGGCGCCCGGGCAGCGGCAGACAGACGCCGCACCGCGGGCACCAACGCTCGATCTGATCGCGGTAGTCGGCCAAGTCGTGCATCCAACAGCCCTCCGTAATCGGCAGGCCGCCGGGCCCGTCGAAGATCATGTCAAAGGCGGCGGCCACCTCGCAGAAGAAAAACCCCTTTGGCGTGATCGCGGCCGACCACAACTCTTGCAGCGGACAGGCGTTGATCAGCCGCCACATCTCGTCTTCGTCTGGAACCATGTCCCGCACGGCCACCAGGACCGGCTGGTGGTAACACGGCGTGCTGTGATCGTTGGGATTGATGTAGGCCGGCGGCTGTGGGAATACGCGGCGGATCAAATCCGCATAACGGTGCGACTTCCACTTCAGGCCCGTCCACAGGCCGCGCTGTTTGGGATCGGGAAAGATCCGCTCGAAGATCTCCAGCAGCTCGGGAAAGGTCGGGTGCAGGAGCGGCTCGCCGCCGATGATGCCCACAACCTTTTGCCGGCCTTCGCGGTCGGCCGGACTCTCGCCGGGAAAGTCGGCCAGTGCCCGGCAGGCCTGCTCGAAGACGGCCGGCGTCATCAGAAAGGGCTGCCGGGCGTGGGAGAGCATCCGCGTACAGTTGGAGCACTTCCGCGGGCAAGCGTTAGTGACGTCAATCTGGATACACCACTGTTCGCGTGGGGGAATCACGACAGGGCCACCTCCCCGATGTACTCGCTGGCCTCGGGCTGCGTGCCGTCGGGCGGCGCCAGCAGCACGCCGCTCTCGATATCTCTGAAAACCTTGCGTCGCCAGCCCGGCCCCATCAACCGGCAGCTCTCGCGTGCTGCCTTGGCGTCGTGCGGTACGCCGTTGTTGTGGGTGCGATAGTCGTAGTGGTAGAGCACACGGGGAATGTGCCGTTCCGTCCGTGCAGCCTCAGCGAGCAGAAGCGACTTCCACCAGAGCTGATCGGAACCGTAGCTAAGTTCCGCTGGAAACTCCATCCGCTGTGCCAGATCTGTCCGCCAGGCGCAGAGGTGATTGGGCGGCAGGACGTGAATGTCGGCCGGCTCGGTCGGCAGTTGCCGCTGGCAGAGCGTGTAGATCAGAAACTCCGGCCGGGCCTCGTCGCCGTCGACGGTCCGCTTGACGCGAAATGTGATCACGTCGACGTCGGGATTGGCGTAGATCGTTTCCACCAGCGACACCACGTAATCGGCCGCGATGTGATCGTCGTCATCGAGGAATGCCACGTAGCGGGCCGAGGCCGCGGCCAGCAGTTCATTGCGCTTCTTGCCCAGCGGCGTTTTGCCGTCGTCCAGGTAGCAGCGTGGAGCCACGGTTCGCCCCAGGTGGTAGCGGTGGATCTGGGCCTTGATCGCCTCCAGTAGCGATTCACGCTGCTTGCGGCGGCATTCCAGCGTGGGGATGAGCAACTCAAGTTGTAGTTGTGTCATGGTCCCTTCCCGTAGAGTGTCATGGGGCGCGGCATCCAGTCTGCCAGCGTCCGCTGCCAGAAGGGCGACATCACCGGCCCGGTCTCGGAGATCAACTTGGGAGGATAGCCCGGGCCCGACCAGTGGCCGCAGATGTGGCAGAGCGACTTGGCCTGTTTGAGCATGGCGGCGTGAGTCACATGGCGGAGTTGCATCACGCCGATGTCAAGCCCGACTACCCGGGCAATCGACGCGCCGGCCCCACACAAGAAGAAGCCGTGCTTGGTCAGCCCCAGACCGCAACCGCGAATGCCGAAGATTCCGCAAGGCGGTACCTGACTGTGCTCTGGCACCTCGTCGCAGGGCGCGATTCGCACGTTGCGGAACCAATCGGGCTCAATCCCCGGGGCCTTGGCCTCGATCCGGATTGGCACCTCCCTTGCCGTCAGCCAGGTCCGGTACGCGGCAAGCTGCCCCCGACCGTTGGAAATAACTCGGACCAGGCAGTCCGGATAGCGATCCCGGTAGCGGCAGAGCGTCTCGACGATCGGCACGAATTGTTGGTGCAGCGTGGGCTCACCGCCAAGGATGTGGATCCGCTCCCAACGCCACTCCAGATTCAGCGACTCAGCGACGAAATGCTCAATCTGCTCGACGGTCATCGGCCCCGTTGGGGCCACGTCGATAAAGCGGTCGCAGCCCCAGCAATTGCAATCGCAGCGGGAGTTGATCTCGATCTCGACGTGTGCAAACCGCTCCACGCCGTCCGGATCAGTCTGCAAGGGCTTTGGCTGCTCTACGATGGATTGAGTTATGGGCATACCAGTCCTCAACTTCAGTGCGTTGTATCAAGCGATACGCTCCCCGGGTCAACAGGGCTTCCAAGTCTCGCCGCCGTTCCTCGACGCCATTGTGCTCGACGCAGATCGCCAGAAACCGATAACGTGAGAAGTTGTGCGCCCGCAGAATGCGAAGCTCTGACCCTTCAGTGTCGAGACACAGATACTCAATGGTTTTCGGCGCGTTGTGGGATCTCAGTAGATCCGGCAACGTCACACTGCCGACCCAGCGATTTTTGCCGTCTCGCCGATCGTGGTGATCACAGAAGTCGGTGTTGACGCCCGACAACTCAATGTCGTTTCCGGGAAGTTCCCAAAACGGCAGCAAGTCGCCGCTCTTGTCCCAGAGACAGCGCTTATCGACCTTGCATTGCCGTTGCTTTCGCAGACCCTCGAAGGCCGAAGATGGCTCGACGCAGATCCCATCCCAGCCGGCCCTCTCCAAGGCCCAGCTCTGCGAATCGCCGATGCCGTCGTGCGCTCCGGCCTCGACGAAAAAGCCGGGCTGCGGGAAGAGCCGCATGATCCACTCGTACTGAGTCAGCATGGTAGCTTCTCCGGATCGTAGTTGAATCGCTGGAAGTCGTCCGCCGCCCACTGTCGCACAAGGCGGAGAGCGGTCGGCGTGTAGTAATCGGCCGGATCGTAGGGCGGGCTGACCGTGGCATCGGCAACCGGCAAGGAGATCGCCCGACCAAACAATTCTGCGGTCAGCACCGGCCATTCGACGTGAAGCGTCTCGACGCGGAGCAAGCGGTCGACCTGGATATCGCCCAGGTAGGTGCTCTGGTTGCCGAAGATCCGCTGATAGAAAGGCGTGTAGTGGTTGTACTCGACGCGGAACTTCAGGTATTCGGTAAAGTTCAGGCAGCGGGCCGCGACCTGCACGGGGTGCTTCGAGCATGGATGTCGGCCGCTCCACAGATAGTAGCTCAACTCTCGCATGTGCGGATTGCGAATCGTGGCGATGATCGGATAGTCCTTGCAGCACGGTGGAATGGCCACCCACGAATGGTCCAACACGTGTGCCGAGAAATTGGGCGCCTCGGGATCGTCGGGCCCGGCATGGGCGGTCAGCTCACAATGCCGCGACAGGGCTTCGATGATTGATGTCCCCGCACACCGCGGGTTGTGCAAAAACACAAACTTCGGATCGTGGCAGATCCAACTCATTGGGCAATCTCCCAGGCCAACGAACAACACTTCCAGGGATCGCGGTCCTCTTCGTCCGGCGTCATAATCCGCCGGCCCTCTGCAATCAGGCCGTCGAGATACCGCTTCACACCGAAAACCTTGCCGTTGGGATGCTGGCGTGATTCCACGTTGTAATCGTGCCAGAGCCAGAGGCCGCCGGGCTTCATGTACGGGGCGCAGGCGTCAGTGTCCCGCTTCGTGGCCCAGTCCTCGTGGTTGGCGTCCATGATGATGCAATCGAACTCCTCCTGGTACGTGCTCCGCAGCCAACGTCCTAGCTTGCAGGTGAAGTCCCCTACCGTCTCATCGGTCAGAATCCGGTTGTATGCCGGCCGTCCGCTCACCAATGCGCCCGCCTGCTTCGGCACGATTCCCCGCTTCGGAAACTTATCGGGGAGCAGGTCGATTCCGACGTAGTACATAATCCCCGGGCAGTTGTCCAAGAGAAACTTGGCCGTATGCCCCTGGCAGACGCCGAATTCAAGCACGTTGTGCGGGCGAAATTCGCGGCACAGCGCCAGGGCCACTCGCATATCCTTCTCGGTCAACGAGTAGTCGCCCATCTTCTGCGACACGAACGTGCCTTCCGGCACGAGGCTCAATAGTGTTTTTACGGAGTAGGCTGGCATGTGGTCTCCCTTTCCCGACAGATCTGCTCAATCGCCCCGGCAATGCGGGCGGTTTCGGCAGTGTAATCATATCGAGCGGCGGCGCGAGCGCGAAAAATATCCTGTATCTTGGAATCCCATTCTGCGGCTGCCGTGTGAATGCTTGTGTTTAGCGCGGTCAGTGTAAGTCGAGAATCCTCAAAGTCATCGATCCGCACCAGGTTTTTATCAATCATCGGCAGCCGATCGTATTCCGGCAGATCGGTGATCACCCGGCAGCCGACAAGTGTCGCCTCGAAGATTTTACGCAAGGCAAAACCATAGACGCTGGCCGTGCAGAGGGCCACGCGGTATTGGGATAGTGTCTGCACGTAATCGGCCGATACGCTGCCCGTCTGCCCATACCCCGGGTGCTCCAGGACGTCGACGCCCGGACCGAGCTTGCCATGTTTTGCCCATTCGATCGCTTTGATCCGGAGCGGATAACAGCCGGAGCAGGCCCCGCTGATCAGACAGATACCCTTCGGCTCGTGAAGCGGTATCTCCCAATCAATACACCTGTCGTTGACGATGTGATACGTCCGCAGCATCCTCTCCACCGGGACATGCGGCGCGTAGGGCGCGATCGAGCGGGGGTGGTACCAGACCAGGTAGACGTCCGGCTGCAACTCGTCATGCCAGGCCTTCTGTTGCTTCCGGGCTGAAGCCGCATCATGAAACACGGCTATCCGCAGGATCTCCGGATGATCGAAGAGGGCCTCGATGTTGCGGAATTCGTGCTCCGGCTGAACCTCGGGGCCTACCCACTGGTTGTGGTCCCACTCGTAGCGGGGCCAGAAGATCGCCGCCGCCGGCTTGTGTTCGTCAATCACCTGGGCCACGTCCGTCGAGTCGATCCCCGGCTCCGGCACACCGGCCCCGGCCGACAGCCAGCCCATACTCTCCATGCCGAGTTGAAACAGCCAGCGGCCGTTGTCCATGTGCCGGCGAAAGCTCTCCAGTACGAACATCACGCCCGGACAGTCGCTCATGTCGATCGGTACCTCCGACAGTTGGCCTTCAGCAGGGCCTCATTCCGCCAGTCCGGCGTGTAGTCGTGCTGGAGGTGGAACATGCAGCGGGCGGGACGCTCGTCGAGCTTGGCCCGGTACTGGCCGTCGTATTGGCGTTCGACCTGCCGCATGAAATCCAGGTCCTCGAATCCCTTGCCCTCGTAGCCCTCGTCGTAGCGCAGGTCGGCGAGCTTCTCGCGGGTCATGGAAAATTGCGAGTTGCCCCAGGGTGGCCAACCCGGCTCGTAGCGGTTGCGGTTGCTGTGCCGCCACGACTCCCAGGCCCGACGGAACTTGCCGGGCACATCGTAGTCGGCGAAGTAACGGTCCACCGCTTCGCCCCGCTGCCGCTCCGGCTGGGCGTAGAGTTGCTCGCCAATCCCCTTCGGCAGATACCGCACCCGGTAGCAGAGCCGCGTCAGCCGCGGATTGTTGAGAAGGGCGCGAAACCCCGCTGTCCACTCCAGCCCCACAATCGCATCCGCGTCGAGGAAGGTCAGCACCTCGCCGCGGCCCTCGTCAATGGCCCGGTTCCAAAGCTTGGCCTTATTGAACACGCGCATCTGCCGCTCGTCGACCACAATCCGCACCCGCCCCAGATCGGCGGGCACCAGCTTCGAGCCGTTGTCGACCACGACAACCTCGCAGTCCCCTTCGCCCGTGGCCTCGATCGAGCGGCGGATAGACCAGAGGCAGAGCGCCAGGTGTCGATTCCGGTTGCGGTGTGTGATCAGAATGGAATGCAAGGGGGTCATGGCGTGCCGCTCTCCTTCTCGACTGTGATCATCCGCCGCCCGCAGTGTCGGCAGGTCCGGCCACGGATGATCTTGCCGTCCGCCCTCTTGCGCGTATAGGTCACCGGCAGGTGTCGGCAGCCACACGACCGGCACTCCAGGCCCACGGTTTCCTCACGATCGGTCTCTGGCTCTCGCTCAGCCACTATCACGCCCGCCGCCTCCGCTTCTTCTGGAGATCGGACAACCGCTTTCGCTGCCGTATGTTCGTGGCGCCCCGTTCGTCGAGTCGCCGACAGCCCAACATCGAGGCCGCTACACAACAGCCGACGCCGCAGTCGAAGAGGTGGCCGTCGCTGTGTTCCGGTCGCTCCTGCCACTCGTCGACCTCCCGGCCGCGGCCCGACGTGCGAACCTTGTATTCGCTGCGGGCGATGTGGTCGGCCAGCATCCGGTGATCGGCGTCGGCAAACAGCGAAATGGCCCCCTTATCCCCCATCGAGATCTTCAGACCGTCGTGCAGAAAGCTCTTCCAGTAGTTGGAGTCGAACGCGACGTGCCGATAGACCTGCTTACCGCGGACGTTGGGAATCCGCCAGTTGTGACCAAGCCGGTCGCCCCGCTGCCGCTTGTACTCGTTGAACGGAATGTTACTGGCTCGGACACTGATGCCCTTGCTGGGCATCACCAGCGGAGAGCGTGTATCGCGGCAAAACTGTTCGATCACCGGGGTCTTCCAGCCGGAATCGATCAGCAGCCGCTCGATTTGAAACGGGGCCCCCTCCTCATTGAGAAACTCCCGAGCGAGCAACGTGCTCGCGAGTGCCTTGAGCCCGGCGTAGATCGCGCCGTCTTCGCCCGCGCCCGGGGCCTTTGCAGCGAGCGTCTGCCGGGCGTTGTCCGAGGTGAAGTAGCTCTGCGACTGCTTCGGATAGGTGCCGTAGTCCAACAGGTAGCCGGAAAAGTCGCGAGTCCAGCCGCAGGCCATCCAATACAAGACCCGCTTGTGAACGTCGATGAACGCGCTGATATGCTGCGCCTCGACCGGCACGATGCCCCGGCCCAGCCCATGCACCTTCCGCAGCACGTCCTGCGGCGTCAGCAGGTCTTCGTCGGCCAGCTCATCGAGCGGCTCGTTCTGGTACTCGCTGAAGAAAGCCGCCTCGTCTCGCAGCCGGAGGTTGACCGCGTGCTGAAGGGCCGACAGCTCGTCGGGGTTCTTCAGCGCGTCCCAGGCCACCTTGGCCCCGGCGTCCATTGCCTTGCGGTGCTGCCGGTAAAACGCGGTGGCCTTCGCACCGTTGCCGCCGGCCTGAAAATCGGCCATCCTGATCGCGGCGTATTCGTCCCAAAGCTTCTGGTCGGTCGGCCACTCGTAGACCATCTTGGTCCGTTCGCCGTTCCAGGCCGGGTGTTTCTCGCGGTCCAGAATGGCGTCGGCCATGTCGTTCCGCGCGATCACCGTGCAGGGCATCACGGCCGCAATCTTCCGCCCCGGGCCGGCTAGACCCAGGATGGCACCGGATACCAGCGATTCCCGCGTGGCGCACTGCGACGGAGAACGGGCCGACTCGTCGGTCTGCGGATCGTCCAGGATCACCAGCGTGGGCCGGACCGAAGAGCCGTCGGGCCGCTTGACCTTCATGCCGCGAATCCGCCCGGTCAGCCCGGCAACCTTCACCACCGCCCCAGACGCCTTGCTCTTGGGAATCGTGGGGAACACGATATCCTTGGCCGTCCAGCCGAT